TTTTACTCTTCGTGGAAGTGGATATTCTGTTAATTTAAAAGGGAAGAGAATGAGTGGTGAGATGAACACGAGTTTGGGAAACGGATTCAGCAATTTAATGCTGATATTGTTTGCTGCAAGGAGTGCGAATACTCACATTCATGGTGTAGTGGTAGAAGGAGATGATGGTTTATTTTCGGTTCCGTATAACTCTGGAATTAGTAGCGATACGTTTATTGAATTGGGATTCAGATGTAAGATTGAGCGATGCGAAGACATACAGACTGCAAGTTTTTGTGGAAATGTGTTTAGTGAGATGGATCTTATAAATGTTACAGACCCGAGGGAAGTTTTAGTTGACTTCGGGTGGACCAAGAGAGTAGATGTTAGAGCCAGTAAAATCCGCCTTGAAATGCTATGCCGTGCTAAAGCTTATAGCTTAGCACACCAATATCGAGGGTGCCCCGTTATTGGTTCATTCGCAACATATGTGCTCAGAGCGACTCGCCGAGCACATGCCCGGCTCAAAAGAGCCCTGTATGATGTGAATGATAAGAGCTTCTCTGGTTGGGATCGCGATGCGATCTTACTAGCAGTCAAGGCTGATGTTTCTTTCTTGGAGCCACCAATACATACAAGGATGTTAGTATCCAAGTTGTATAATGTCTCAGTGGAAGAGCAGATGGAGTTGGAGAGATTTTTCGATGGATTAGTAAAGCCCCAAGTGCTTGACCATCCATTGATCCGGTGTTGGGATTTGGCATTCCCAATTTGGAGCGAGTATTTCGATTTTTACGGTTCTATATATAATCTTAATGGACTTATGTTTAGGACTAGAGTAAAACCCGAACGCGCCGCGGACTTTATTGAAATTGACCTCTATGACGATCGTCATAGGGAGGAGGTGTGGTAGGAGGAAGGTTCTTTTGCTTAGTCTATATGGCTCAAGTCGAAATAGGGTCCAAGTAACCGGTAATACGGCGAAGGCGGACTCTTCCAATAAGTAGTTTTGGGACTTGTGACTGTGTGGTGAATGTATATTGAATCCTCTAAGAACACCCTTGTTGGAGATACCTGCTGCGTCTTCAATCCTTAGTTAAATTGTAAGTTCGACCTGAGGCATGGGTCGCTACCTGGCATAGGTAATTGTGTG